TGTATGTTTCCTACATTTGAAGTATTTTGTCAAGTCATGGACCAATGTACCGAAAATTATGAATGCCTTGTTATTCATAATAATGCAAAAAGTAATAAATTAGAAGACCAAGTCTATTGGTATAAGGCGGAGAGTCATCCCGATTTTAAAATTGGGGCGTCGGAGTTTTGGAATCATCATAATAATAATTATTCCGATTCGAATGGTGGTGTCGTATGTGATAATGAAAATGATGAAATTATGAATCAGCGAAAACGTGGACCCACTATTAATGTAAAAAAAGGATTCTAAATTAAACTAAATTACTTTGAAGAAGATTTCTTCGATTATGTAATACACTATCACTGTCAAATAAATCATTGTATTTATTAGTGGTTGAAATTTCTTCAAATACATCCCTAGGTACAAAACGATACTCTATTTCTGTTTTTTTCTTCTGTGAATTTAGATACAAATCCATATAACCCATAGTTATCATAACAATACCAATGATTAATAGAAATAATGATAAACTTTTCATTTAATTATAATAGATATTAAATTTTTGAATTAATATCACTTTCAAAATTATTTATAGTGTTCTCGATATCATCATTCGAAATCTGATCTATTACAGAATACGGTATATTTCTATATTCTATGAGTTTATTTTTATTATTAAATTTACTTAATTTGTAATAGACAATACAGTAAACTAAAAATAGGATAAATAATAATATTCCAATAGATACCATTATTAATTAAATACAAAATAAAATTAGATTAGATTAGATTACTTTCATTTCTGGTTGTTCAATATCTTCTACGGCTCCTTCAAACTTAGCCTTCATCCATGGATCCTCCTCATTTAAAGAAGCAGTAGCATTATCTATAGTATCAACAGTTAATGAAGTAGATTCTTCTTTTTGTTTCTTATCATGTTCCATCTTTTCTCTCATAGCATCATTTTTAGAGTCTCTCTTTTGGTCTTCATAAAAGAGATCCTTTTTGATTTCATTTTCCTTGTATTCCTTCATGAGAGTATTCAATTCAGTCTCAAGGTATTCCTCATTTTCTATTCTATCAGCACATGGATCCCATGGAAGCCAGTATCCCATTTGACCAACGAAGACATGGAATGATCTATCCTTATTCTGTAATTTCTTTGCCTTTCTTTCTGCCTCAGCATGAGTATCAAAAACACCACGCACCTTGACACCTCGAATATTTGTTCTAAAATTAGAAAATGTCTTTAATTGTTCCTCTAATTCATCATTAAACTTGTACTTAAAATCATCAAACTTATCCTTGAACTGATTATAGTCATATTTTAAATGCCCACTTAACTTATCCTTCAATTCCTTCGTAATTTTTTCATTAAATGCTTCACCAGCATTTTTCACTGCTTCATCAATCGCTAAATCTAATTCCCCACATGTCTGATTCATATATCTATTAAAGTAGAATAGTTCCCGTTGAGTTAAAGTGTCTTCGGGTGATACAAATGACATACACACATAATTCTGTCCAGGAATTCTATCATCAATTTCCAAATAATCGTCTTCTTTTGTCGTTACTGTATTTTTACTGGTCATATTTTATATTAAAATAGTATTATTTATTTCTTAAGTATTGATAATTATTTTATTATATAATATAAATATAAATGATAAATCATAGAGAAGTTATTAGACGTCTAATAAAATATAGTATAGTAGTTCTCCTAGTAGCATTCGCAAGCAAAACCGTCCCGAAATCAGTATTGTCTTCTATAGAAGTGTTCTATATAGGTGTAGTTGCTGCAACGACCTTCGCTATATTAGATATGGTGTCGCCCACTATATATATTAAGAATTAATCGAGGTCTTCGAGATTATTCGTATAACATATATTTCCATTGGAATTGTTTTTTTTTTCAAAATATACTTTCTTTCTAGTTTCTTTATCGATTAAATATTTAATAATACAATAACATGCTTTAAAAAAACTAGGTATACGTGATAATACAACCTTCTCTAAACAGTCTGGATATTTATCGCTGAAAAAAGGTATTATATATTTAAAAAACCCTGTATCCATTGCTTTCACCGTAACTCCTGATAAGTCAACAAAAATGATAATAGTGTTTTTATTATAAGATTTTTTAGAAAAATCTAAAGCGGTCATCATTGTATTATCTAATTTAGTGTATAATTCATTATAGTTTTCTTGTTTTTTAAATTCCGATCCAATGAATGATATTACAACACATTCATGAACATTATTTTTCTTAATATTAACAAAGTTGTTATAGTCCATATAATAAGATATAATAAAAAAAAAAAGGTAATTAAACACTAGCAATAAACTGCCAATGTAAATGTTCACATATTTGTTTCCATATTTGATCCTGTTGATGTAATTTTTCGCGACTTTTTAATAGAATAAAACATTCAATAAATTCATCTAATTCCAACAATTGGACAAATTTATGAAGCACATAACTATAGGATAAGAAATTTTTTCTAGATTTAGGACAAAATTTATGAAACGGTACCTGAATCTCCTTAAACATTCTTCGTAATTCTTCTTCGGTTTCTCTTGATATAGTCGGTGGAGGTTCACCATTCAAACGATTGATTATATGTGGAACGTGTTCGTAATATTTATTTTTCTTAAGTTTCTTTAATATTTCACGCAACTTATTAGGTGTTATATTTTTCATATCATCTATACGTTCCTTCTTTAATTCTGAAATAATTTGATTATACACCTCTTGAGGTATATCTGTCGATTCTTTCGCTTGAAATTGTGCCAACCATTCATTAAAATGATTAATTCTTTTATACGCAAAATAACTCACTTCTCTTGGGGGTTCCTTATAGGATGGTTTATCAGAATCTATTAATATAAATGTTTCTTCACCGCAACTGTGACAAATTTGCTTACCATCCGATATATATAGAACTGTTTCCACATAACATTTTTTACATATATCGTTATTTACTTCCTTGTCTTTATTTAAATTATCGAAATTTTCATCTATAAGCAATAAATAGTTTTCATACATTTGCTCCTTAGAATCAAAATCAACGGTATCATTTGAATTAATAACAGCGGGGATATTTGGATTAAAATAGTCCATTACAGTTTTATCTAATATTTTTTCTTTGAAATTATTTATTTTTTTTTTAGATTTAGAAGTGTTATCAGCATAATTAAACAATATTTTACCTGTATCTAATAAATAATCTATTTCTTCACTATTTGAACTTATGTCATTGTCGTTTTTAGTGTTTTCTTTTAATTTGTCTAATAGATCCATCTTATTTTCTAATTCTTCGGATGTTAATTGATTATTTGGTTTATTATATTTTTCTGATATTTCTAATTGTATTAATTCTGATTCTTCTTTTATCGTTTCCAATGTATTATGTTTCTCGTTAAAATAATTTATTTTTAAATTATGTTTTGCTTGTAATGTCACCCTATTATCGTATACATTCTTCTTTTTATTCTTTGTTTTAAAAGACATAATATTCTTTAAGTTTAAATTATTTTAATTCTTTAAGTATTATTCTTTAAACTTAAAGAATTAAATATTGTTTTATTTTATATAATATAATGGGTGGAGGTTTAATTCAATTAGTTGCTTATGGTTCCCAAGATATGTACTTAACGGGTAACCCACAAATTACATTTTTTAAAGTAGTCTATCGCAGACACACCAATTTCGCCATTGAATCTATAAAAACTATTTTCAATGGTACATCTAATTTCGGAGAAGAAATTAATGCCACGATTGCTAGAAGTGGTGATTTAATATATAGAATGTATCTACAATGTAAATTGCCGTCTATTAATTTAAGTACTGGATTGACTAAAAGCACCAGCGCCAGCACCGGTACTATGCGAGCATTCAGATGGTTGAACTGGATTGGTCATGCGCTTATCGATGAAATCGAATTAGCAATAGGTGGACAAAAAATAGATATGCATACAGGCGAATGGCTTCACATTTGGAATGAAGTGAGTCAAAATAGCGAACAAGGACCCGCATATGCTGAAATGGTTGGTAATGTTCCTAGATTGACTCAAATACAAAGCAGTAATGATCCCGATACTGCTGTTAATACGGACCCATATACCCTATACATACCACTTCAATTCTGGTTTTGTAGGCATCCTGGATTGGCTCTGCCTATTATTAGTCTTCAATATAGCGATGTTAATGTGAGAGTTAAATTTAAAAATTTGGATGATTGTATTTGGGCAAGTTACCAAGATAAAAGTAATTCTAATAAATATGCTAATAAAAAGGGGAAAGAAGCCCTCGCTGTTACACCAAGTTTATCGGATGTCTATTTATATGTAGATTATATCTTTTTAGATACTGCCGAAAGACGCCGCTTCGCACAAGTTCAACATGAATATTTAATAGAACAAGTTCAAAGGAAATTGGATACCACTATTTCGAGCGGCACTATAAATAATATAGCAACCACTTTTAATTTTAATCATCCTGTTAAAGAAATTATTTGGATCGTTCAACCTACTCAGTATAAAAATAACGCTTATACACAATCGCGGGGCGGAAATCAAAACTTTAATTTTACGGATGCTTGGGATTATTCGGGATTTACTGGGACACCTGAAAATTATTATGGTCCTGGTATGGTTGGTGGACGCGGTTGTCAAAATATTTTTTATGGTTTACCCACAGTGAAATTAGAAGGTGCTTTAAATAGTAATAATTCATGGATTGTTACAAGCGATCCATCTAGCGTTGAAAGCACCTCTGGATATAATGATATTAATGATTACACTATTAATAGTAGTGTTAATAAATATGAAGATAGAACCATGGAACATTTACTAGGACCCTCTTTGGAAACACCTGGTTCAGGTAATAGCACTGGGTTATGGACATCGACCACCAATAATATGAAAATTTTAGATAGTGGTAAAAATCCAGTTTCTACAGGAAAAATTCAATTGAATGGTAATGATCGTTTCGGTGAAAGGGAAGGATTCTATTTTAATGTCATACAATCTTACCAACACCATACAGGTAGTCCCGCCCCAGGCATCAATGTTTATAGTTTTTCTTTAAAACCTGAAGATTATCAACCTAGTGGAACATGTAACTTCTCTAGAATTGATAGTTCACAGTTGGTTCTTAATTTAACCACCGCAACGACTAACAGTAGAAGTGCTAGATTAAATATATATGCCGTTAACTATAATATTTTACGAATTATGAGCGGTATGGGTGGGTTAGCGTATTCTAATTAAATTAAATTATATATTAATATTAATATTATGGAACATAATTGTTGCTCTATTTGTTTAGATACATTAGAAATAAATACCATTCAGTTAAAAAATTGCCACCACGAATTTCACAATCATTGTATCGAAGAATGGCTTCAAATCAATAATTCATGCCCAAGTTGCCGCGATATAGTTGAACGCGATATTAAATGTCATTACATTAAATATCCATTGTTTCCATTTTATAAGAAACAAGCATTTATTTCTATCAAAAATGATAGTGTTAGTATTAAACTGAAACATGAAACGATTGATTTTAGATTAAGAAGTATTTATATCATTATTCTAAACAATAATATAGTTACTTTCAATTATAAAAAAAACGGAAAATTAACAAATCTTAATGTGTCTTTTGTAACTCATAATATGGCTTTAAGTATCTATAACAATATTACACAAAAATTTAATAATGATTATTATGAATTACTTAGAAATAGAAGGGAATTAGTAGATAATGGAAACACTACCGAATAATATAATACTCAACAATATCATCATTCCCTTTTTAATTCCATATGAAAATGTTGATTTCAATACCTTTTTAAATTATAGACTTATCGACAGGCTATGGTGTTCTATTATAGACTCTACAGCGGTTTATAAATCTATAGTGTCTGGGTTTCATATTATCACCAATAGCGATGGCGATAGCGATAAAAAACGAATCATTCAAATGGCGATTGCGACCAAAAAACATTTATACGATTTTCGTTTAATAGAAATATTTCATGGGTTCGATAAACTCATGAAATTACCCGTTTTATATCATGTTCCTGGTCTATTATTGGATAATATGATCGATATATGGGCAATATTAAAACGCCATATGCCGTATAATCTCATGCGTGGTGTGGATACATGGGGTCGACATTTTATCGCCATTAAATACCTTAATCTAAGAAACAATGAGGAATACGTGGAAATATTATACAATAAAAAGTTACAGTTAAATTTAAATTTAAATTTAAATTTTTGGACGTATGCTGGAGAATTGAATAAATGCTACATCGGCAGTATCAATATTCATATGAACCCTTCACGTGAATTACGAAATGATAATTACGAAATGTTTTATAGGATTTTCAGTCAAAATAAATGTTTAGTATCCGATAAACATGTGGATTCATCGGGGATTATTAGATGTATTCTACCGTATAATATTCAACTCTCCGACAACTCCGATTCCGATTCCGAATTCTATGATAGCGATGACGGCGCCCCTCAACATTTTAGGGATATATATAGAAGGAAAGAGGTCACTATATATTATTAGTGTCCGATTGATACACTAACAGCAAGTCTTCGGGGATTCCATCGCGATACATCGTTTCCAAATAATGCCCATTGAAATACGATACCAATTGGAAATGAATATCGCTTAAGTAGTAAAAGACAATGGTCTTATCGTATTTAAATATGTCTGACGCCATCGGATATATCACAGGTTCATCGCTCTTTAGTATGATACTGTTGAATTCTAATGTGTCCTGAAGCAGTTGAATTACCGTCTGATCCCCCCAGAAATTATCGCCGGATTTTCTTAGTTCGTTCCGTAAATCTTCTACAGTTTCCATCTCGTTTGGGTCCCAATCACCATTTAAATACTCTAATTTATAGGATTCGATGATCATTTCGAAATTCTCTTCGGTAATTCCCATGGCAGCTATTTCTCTTAAACTTTCTACAGAATACAAGTCGCCAGTGACGCCTTCGTCGTACATTATTTTATCGAAATTCAGCGCTTCGGCGATGACATAGAATAAACAATCCCCGTTAGCACCACATTCAAGGAGACCAAACCCTGGACCGTCGCATACCATTCGCAAATTCCATTCAATATCCAAGGGCGTATATCCATATTCCTCTAGATAAATCAACCAGTTCTTTGCGTTTAATTTTACCCCATTTAAATGGGACATATTTTTATTTTTAATATTTATATAAATATCACTGGTTATGTAATATTCTTCGTCGTCCATTGGATAATTCTCTAGAAGTAATCTTTAGATTCAATTATTTTATCTTTAGATTAAATGGCGAACACTATATAGGACTAAAGAAAGTTAATATAAAATTGATGTTTATATTTTAATTATTTTAATAGTAAAATGTTTTCACTTTGTTCAATGGACTTGGCAAGACACATCAACCTATTCCCCCATGTTAAATTTGACGAGATTATGGATCTTCGAAAACTTGCAAACAATATTAAAGATGAGTATTTTAGACTCGCTAGAGAGCAAGATGACCCTAAACTTTTAGAATTCGCCAATAATATTACTATATATGAAGACAATTCATTTTACAGCGAACTTAATGAACCAGATAATGTTGTAATGTCTTGGAAAGGGATAAACAAGAGTCGATTAGACGGTATATCTAAAACATATACATATACCTATATTATTATTCATAAGGATGGAAAAACATATGGTTCCCCCCTTCAAAATGTCGAATATATTTATGATTCGACACCCTATGTTAGATTTTGTAAAGAAACATGCGAAGAACAATTCTTAATTTTGGATGAATACATGAAATCACATGAAAAGGCAATAATGATAGGACTATTCGATATAAAAAACGACACTCAACGAGATGATTGTATTTCCCATTACAAAGAATTTCAGGATAAGATTAAAGAAAATGAAAGGGAAATCGCGTTATTATGCCTAAATGATAGTGACAAAAGAAAAAATGTTAAATTGGTGAAAGACACCGAGAGTCTGGTTAAACATAGTGAATATCTAACAGATTTATGTTATAACATACAAGATGTTCTTTTGAGATATTAATTAAAATAGTTTAGTATATTAATGAAAAAGGTGTTTTTAGATTTTACAGATGAACCCTCAGAAGTAGACCCCGATCATATTGAATTAATCAAAAACGATTCACCATTTTATCAAGCTGTTTATTTTTTTTTTGGAATCGGTTACGACGGTCAAGAATATAAATTAAAAACAACCGATTTCCCTGAGCCCAATTATTCTCCAGATATAACATTTAAATTAAAAAATGAAAATAAACCTTTAACACTTTTGGTATGGAATAATATTAGAAGAGAACAACTATTAATTAAAGGTACAAATTGGACACATAACGAACAACAATCCACATCGCGTTTGGAAGAATTGGGGATTATAAAAGAGGGTGATTTTAAAGACATCATA